CAAAATAGTGTGCAGATGCCCCGCGGTTACCACCACCATAGTATGCACAATTTTCCTGTGCTCCGCCCAATGCTCCGACATAATGGATCACAATATATTTGATCCTGGAAATATTGCCGGGATTATAATTGTAATTTGAAATCATTCGGTTAATCTTGTTCATAGTCTCTACCGCCTTTCTCAGAGGACGCTCATGCGTCCCCTTTTTTCTCTGCTTTCTGTGTCAGTATGTCGATCGCATTGGCGATCACTGCCGGCAGCGG